GGGGTTATAGATACAACGCGCTGTGGCATGTTCCCCTACTAACAGGCCACAACACGTTGCATCATGCGGTGATGACCATTAAATTGATAACCATTGCAAAAAAGGTTGTATGGCTTCATACGTTTGTGCACTATCATAAAATACACGGTTGTCAGCAAGTGCATTTATAAAGGCCACAAAGAAGCGTTTTTGCTTCCTTACAAGTAACAATTCATTTTTATACTTATGTTGCAAGGCATCACAGTATATGCGCCTTGTATTATCAACTTTCATATTAACGTAAAATAGACCATTATTGACACTTATTTTTAAAGGTTGTGTTTCCATGACTAATTGACAATAAATTAAAGCACTTGAAGGTGTTTTACGTTGTTTAAAACCTGTTTCATTTTTATAAGCACTATTATAAATATAATTGCCGTATGCTGTGCCATTTAAAAGCGCGTTCATCTTCATGCCGTATTCACTTTGTGTTTCTTCTTTATTATTTATTTGTTGCAACACAAAACTTCCTTTTCTAAAAACTTTTATACCTTCCCACTGTGTAGGCATAGGTTTAATATTGAAATAAGTGAAAATGGGGTTGTTCACACTTTCTTTATTACCTATTAAAATGCATCTAACTTGATGCTCACGCTTGCTTGAAAATAAAATGTCAATAAAATCATTTGTTATGTTTCCATTATAACGTCTATATTTTTGCACCGGCTTTGTAAACTCATCAAAAATAATTGTGTCAACGTCAACGTCATCAGCACTTCTTACAGCACCGGCATCACTTAAAGCATATACCTTTAAAAACCATGTCCATTTTGTCCACTTGCCTTTAATCTTTTTCCTATAATAAAAGGTGCTTCCTAATTGCTTTAAATTACCTTGTGGGTTGGTGTCTTTATCATAAATGGATATGCCACAATACTTTTGAAGGTCTTTTGAATTATAAAATGTATTAACCGCTTCTTTAACTTCTTTCTTAAATAAACGTAGCCATAATGTCTTTTTACCATGCTTTAAAGCGCGCTTAAAAGCGCGCTTCTTAAAGGTCCATGTTTTGCCATAATTTCTATTTGATAATATAGCGGTTATGATGCCATTATAAGATAATGCATGTAAACCGTCTTTATCACCATAGTGTGTTTTTGTTATTTTCATATCATGTTCCAACTTTCTTAATATAAATACCTGTTCTTAATTTATTTACAATATAGTCACACGCGGTTTTATTAACACCGTATGGCTCAATAACATTTGCCATGATGAAAGGTCTATAATATTTTTGGTCAACTGTGTTTGTAACACTTATATATGATGCACTTAATAAAGTGTTAAAACTATCAATAACTACGTTATAGTTTACACCATAAATAATTGCTTTTTCACTTTCATTTACAATGCTTTTGTATTTTATGCAATAAAATGGGTTTCTTACTTCCATATTGCCTAAAACATTTAATGCAATTCTAAACCACCCTTCAAAACGGTATGTGTCAACAGCGTTTCCGCTTCCAACTAAATTACCTGTGGGTGTATCACCATTAAAAAACTTTGTATTACTTAAAACACCATTTGCAAAACCATAAGCAAGGTCACCATAGTTTTTGCTTCCCATTATACTTTTTGCATTTGATAATACACTTTCAATACCGTCGCACCAATAAGCAATTTTATGTAATACGTCTTGTGTTGTGGCATTACCTAACAAAGCAAATGAAAATGCGCTTGTAATATCTTTTTCATTATCATTTTGTGCAACAATAACTTGTAGCCCTTCATTGTTAAACTTCATCTTATAATATACTTCGCATGGGGTTGTAGTTTTTGAAAGTGGTATTCCACCACCTGTTAAAGTGCCGGCATAGTATTTATAATTTTCATCTAACAATAATTGACACCATACTTCAAAGTCATGTGGCTCAACAAATGATGCATTAAAAGTCAATTCAGTATTGCCTGTAATAGCGGTTTTGCATTTAAAAACCATGCCACTTTTTTCATATTGCCTTACATAATCATAAGGCATGATATATGCTTTTAATACCTTACACTCATTATTAACAAATGGTGTTGTTGTTTGAAGTCCTGTTATTCCACTTATAACATAACTTGCAAGGTCAACACCACTATATTGACTTTGCACTTGTGAAGAAAATAACCCAACAAGGTCACTAATATTTGCGCAAAACATAAATGTAGCGTTTACACTTTCGGTGTTTGATAGGTTGCGCACTGTAACAACATTTGCAATGAACAATACACAATAATTGCCAACAGGATATTTTGATATAAAGTTATTAAAAGTTTCATATTCAGTGGCATTTTCGTCCGGCAAAAATCTTGCATAAGCAATTTCATCAAAGATGCCTACATTATCACCTAATTGTTTATTTGTTCTCAATATTTGTAGGCCATTATATTTAAAATCTTGTATATATGTTTGCCAAAGGTCTAATTCAACGGTGAAAACAACAAAGCCACTTTGAATAATATAATCACGTATGTAATAGCATCTAAAATAAGAATAATCATCATCTTCGGTGTCAATAATATATGTTGCTTGTTTATAAATATCTTCATCAAAGTTTTCATCTAATGCAATTTTAACAATGTTTGTATTTATACGGTAGTTATTTAAACCAACGGCTTGAAGGACTTTCGGTGACATTTCAAGCATAAAAAGCATTTTGCTTTCAATAATCAAATGGTCATTATTTTCATAGTTAGGCAAAAAGTCCTTATAAATATATAACTTTCTCATACTAATACACCACCATAAAACAAGGTTTAAACTCATATAATAGGTCAATAATTAAGTTTTTAACACTTTCATTTAAAAATGTGACCCTTCTTAATGCTTCATCAAAGGTTGCACCACTTTCACGTTTTTCAAGTGTTCTTTCATTTTCATCATTGTATGCATCACTTTCATTTATCAATGATGCTTCCGCTGTTGCACTATCAAATGGCAATTCAGTGGTATTTGTTTTACGTTTTCCACCGGCAAAAGCGGTTGTGTCAGTTTCATAAATAACCTTTGCCGGTGCATCAAACTCTAACCATGCACTTGCCAAACGTGCTATTTTGTCCGCATATTTTTGCATATATAAAGTGGCATACATATCCAACTTCATATAAAAAATCAATTCAGTTTCAAAACCTATTTCTTTATCAAAATAGTATTTTTTAAAAATATCTTCAAAGCCGTCAATTAAGGCAAAAGAAGCGGGCAATTGCCCGCCCTTTGCTAAATATTCGGCAAACAATTCAGTATATTTTGCCATAATGTTTAATTTCCTTTCGTGTTGTCATCTTCGTCTTTTAAGTCTTTTGTTTTCTTTTGAAAATAAGCAACAAGCCATTTAATAACTTCACCGCCAACAATTGTGACAATTGAAATGCCAAAACTAATTAAAGCGGTTAGAAGTGGCGAAGCGTCCACGTTTAAGCATACAACACTTGATGCTGTAACACTTGTTGCTAATTCTATGCTTGCGACTAAACCATTATTCATAAGTATCACCTTTATGATATTTCAGTTACCACGTCATTACTTATTGTGAGTGTGCTACTACTAACCGAAGTAATTGCGCCACTATCAGTAACATAATAAATTGTTTGTGTTCCACCCAACGCCGCGAAGTTCCATGATACCATTTGACCAAAACCGGCAACAACAGTGGATAAAATACCATTTCTTGTATTATTATCTAAGATTATATTACTAATGCTTTTAAATGCTGTGCTTTTAATAGACACAACTTTAAATTGTTTTGATGCCCATGTAAACGTGTGCAAATATAACACAGCACTACCGGCCGGTCCTTGTGGGCCTTGTTCACCTTGCTCACCTTGCTCACCTTGTGGTCCTTGTGGACCTGTTGCACCGGTATCACCCTTTGGTCCTTGTGGGCCGGTGTCACCTTTATCACCCTTTGGACCTTGTGGACCTTGTGGGCCTGTCGGTCCTTGTTCACCTTGTGGCCCTTCTTCACCTTGTGGTCCTGTATCACCGGTATCACCCTTTGGTCCTTGTGGGCCTTGTGGTCCTGTATCACCGGTATCACCCTTTGGACCTTGTGGGCCGGTTTCACCTGTGTCACCTTTAAGGCCTTGTGGGCCTTGTGGGCCGGTTTCACCTTGTGGACCGGTTGGTCCTTCTTCTCCTTGTGGTCCTTGAATACCTTGAATACCTTGCGGACCTTGAATACCTTGCGGACCTTGTGGTCCTTGTAATTGACCTTGATTTACCCATTGCTTAACACCTTCAATACTTAAAACAACGTAAACATTTTTTGGGTTATTTGTTCCAACAAAGTATGCTGTTCCAACGGGCATACTTGTCGCAAGTGGCAATTCACTTACGCTTGCAACTTCACTTGTAATAACAAATGATGCACCATCTTCACCTTTTGCACCGGTGTCACCTTTAAGTCCTTGCGGACCTTGTGGACCTTGTAGGCCTTGAATACCTTGCGGTCCTTGTGGGCCTGTCGCACCGGTTGCGCCTGTTTCACCTTGCGGACCTGTCGCACCGGTGTCACCTTTGATGCCTTGCGGACCTTGTGGTCCTGTTGCACCGGTTGCGCCTGTTGCGCCTTGTGGGCCGGTGTCACCCTTATCACCTTTTGCGCCCTTATCACCTTTGTCACCTTTTGGTCCTTGTATTCCTTGTGGACCTTGTGGACCAATAGGCATTGTAATAACAGGTGAAATGATGCTTGTGCCGTCAGCAAAGACAAAGGACAATTTAAAACTTCTATTGTCAACTTCAATGCTTTCAACACTTGATAATGATGCATTATGTAAAGCATCTTCAACTTTTTTAAGCCATTGTAATAAAGTGATTTTATCATCAAATGCACTTAATATTGTTTCATAATCAATATCTTCAAGGTTTAAAACACTATCATCATTTATCATAAATCTTGTCCTTTCTCAACGTCATTAACGTCAAAATCATCTTCTTCATCATTATTGTTTCCAATATAGATTTCTTCCATGCTTCCGTTAAACTTCATCTTATAAGGGATACCGTAACTTTCACATTGTTTATTGAAGGTATCAATTAACAAATAAATGTAGTCACTTGCTTGACCTAATGATGCATTAACTTCCGCACTTTGCACGCGTTCTTTTTTATCAGTGTTTGCGGTCAAAATACCTAATTTTGTCAAAAGTGTATCACGTTCAGTGTCGCGTGCTTCGGCAAACTTGTCAACAAGGTAGTTAACACCAATGTCAACGGCTTTCAAGCCGTCACCTAAATCTTCACTTACAACAATGCATGCTTGTCCTAAAATCTTTTGTTGTAATGCTTGTTCAAATGACAAGCGCATATCTTCATTTTTGCAAACAACAATATATGGTGTTTTGCATGCTTCAAGGTTTTGGCGCATGGCAAGGTCACAATTTGTCATAAAGTCGGTACATTCTTTAATCAATTGTGCCATGCTCATTGTAACAGGCAATGCATCAACTTTGTATGCACCTTCTTCAACGTTTTCATAATATGCCGGTCTTGTAAATGTTTTACCATTTGCTGTTACCATAATAAAGGCCGTTGGGTTGCCATATTCATTAAGGCCTTGACCGTAAACATAATACCATTGTGAAGTTAGTTTATCATAACCCATTGCACCGTTTTCAAATAAACCGCGTTTAATAAATGTTTCAACTTCATAGTTTATTGCTTCATCTTGTGCACTAACCACTTTGACAGCATTGACTAACAAGTTAAAATATTCTTCAAAACGGCTATAAACCCCATAAGGTTTTTCACTCATGGGGTTAAGGTCTTTAATTTTCTTTCGTGCCATATTAAAGCCCTTGCCTTTCTAACTATTCAACTTCTTTAAGAATAGTTGCTTTTTCGGCTTCAATAGCACTGTTTGCATTTAATGTAATGCATTTGAATAATTTATTATAGAAATAGCATCTTTCGGTTGTTAAGTAATGATTTGTATATAAACCTTTACCAATAACGTCTTGTGAATATTCAAATAAGCGTGTGCCACGTCCTAATGCTTTGCGGTCATAAACAACAATACGGCCGGCATCATAGTCACTTGCACTTGCTTCAAATGGGATAACAACTAACTTTCCAAATAATTCTTCTTTTGTTAAGTTAAAGACGTTTGCTAATTCAACAACGTCAATTAAGTTTAATAAACTTTCACTTACGGCAATTCTAATGTCTTCAACAGGTGTTGCTTGTAAAATACCGTCACTTGCTAAACCAACTTTATTTGTTGCTTTCAAAGCGTTATACATTTCGCGCATGCAATAAATAACGCCCTTCATGTTCTTTGGCTCAAAACCGGCAAAAATACCGCCTTCGGCACTCATGTCATAACCAACATTTGTTGCATCATTTAAAATGTCGCGCATTGCTTTGTAGTCATCATATCCTTCACCTTCACTTAATGTGGCAAGAATACCGCTAACTACTTCGTCAAAACCTGTGCCCTTGTCGGCAATGATTTTGCGAATATCACTACGTCTAATTGTTGTTTGAAATTGTTTTGCTTCCCAATTATTGAAGTATTTAACGTCAAGTGTAGGGTCTTTTGGTGATAAGTCAGGCGCGCCTGTCTTAACAAAGTTTTGTTTTTCCGCCATAGCAATAATTGCTTCTTCAATGACAGCGCCATTGTCAACAACGTAGTCATAAAAAGCATCTTCAATACGGTTAGAAGATTTGACGGCTCTAATGTTTTGTACTGCTAATGTTTCAACTAAACCATAAACGTCATTTGCATTAACAGGAAATGTGTCACTACCAATTAAGGTTGTAACGTCAACTGTAATTACTTGTGCCATAATTTAATTAAATAGTCCTTTCGTGTGGGTTTACCACTTTTTATTTTGCGCGGTCCTTCGCGCGTTTATCTTATCAATTATTACGTTTTCATGTGGCTTGTTAGTGTCACCACTTCCACTTAATAATTGTTTGATAACAGCATCACGTTCTTTAATACGTTTATCATAAGTGTCACGTTGTTTAAGCATCTTTTCTTCATATTCATCTTTAACTTGTTTCACTATGGTGGCGGTATCATCTTTTTCCGCTTGCATGTTTTCTTCACGTTCCTTAATATCATTTTCACGTGCATCAAGGTCTTTTTCTTTTTGTTTTAAACTTTCTTCAAGTTTCAATAATTCTTCTTCGTTCATGTGTTTATCCTTTCAAAAAATAAACACTTAAACCGCACTTTGTGGTGTGTTTAAGTGTTCAACTATACATAGACGTTTGATAATGTTATGGGCCAAAAGACAGTATAACAGGTGCATTTTCATAGCATTATTCCTGTTAGCGCATAAGTGACTATCAACTCATAGTATCTTAAAATGGTGTTTCATCACTTGATTTTTTGTCAAGCATGACAACTTTGATGACCGCATGCTTACCGTCTTTTTCAACTTTTGCATGTGTCTTTTGTGTGTTGTCTAATTTGATGCACGCGCTGTAAAACTTTCTTCCTTCACCGTCACCACTAACTAATGTGAGAAGAAGTTTACTTCCGTCTTTGCTTAATCTTGCACCAAATACGTTTAACATTTCAGTTTCCATGTGTTTGTCCTTTCTATGTGTTTAAATATTGCCCACAACTTGAAATTATTGTGAAAGGTTGTTGCTCACTGTATAAACACACAAATACCCCCACCCATATATTATTCTACACTATCATATTACGATAAGTAATCACTTATGTCAAAGTCAATATCATCTTCACTTCCAAATCTTTCACCGTTTGGTATTGCTTCATTTTCACTTGCTTTTCCTTGTTCATCAATTTTTGCTTTTATTTTATCAGCATAATCACTTAATGCTTTTTCACGTTTTACAGGGTCATCAATACTTTCATAAATAACCCTTGCAAAATCATTTTTTTCAATTAACGCTTCAAATGCTCTATATGTAGCATCTTCATAAGTCCTTGTTCTACGTTTTTGATAAAGTTTACCCTGTAATGCTTTTTGGCCGGCTTTTCCACTACTAACGCTTGTAAATGACCTAATACGTTGCATTTGTATTGAAGGTGTATATTCATCACCATACTTTTCTTTTGTTTTTGCTTCCTTAAAAAGTAAACTTCTAACACTTTGTGTATCAACACTTCTACCCCTTTGACGTGAATACGCTTCATAACTTCTTAACTTATTGCGCAAAATATCATACTGTTTGTTATATTGTTCACTTGTCCAATTATTAACTTTCATAATATAGGCCTTAACACCTTTACTTGTCAATTGAACACGTTTCCCTTTTTTATAAATATAAAAAGTTTCTTTTTCCATATTATTCACCTTTCATTAACTTCTTTAAAGCATCTTTAACAAATGCTTGAAAGTTTATTTTATTTGCTATACTTAACAGCATAGCATCTTTTTTGTAAAAGGTCACAACTTTGCTTTTACATGATTTTTGATATTTTCTTTTACTTTCTTTCATAATAGTCCTTTCTATATTTCGGTGAACATGCCACCTTCATAATTTGTATAAATAATTTTTTCATCATCTTTTGGTCTTAATTCTTCACGTGCAATATATTTTATTGTAGGCAACAAAACCTTACCGCCTTTTACGTTCATGGCCACTAAACATATATATTGTGCACCATATTCAATTTTTCTATCAATTAAGTCAATTGTAGGCAAGCCATGTTTTTTGCCTTTTTGTTTCTTTTTAAGGTCATTTTCCACCGCTTTTACATTGATGCCTTTGCTGTGTATTTCAAATTGCTTGAAGTCCACTGTGTCATCTTTATTTACCTTCATTATGTCAATATAAGACTTTGGTGCAATATATTTGACCGCTTCACAAGTGGCTTCAAGTTTTAAACCCCCTAATGAAAACGGGTCCGCTTTTTCATAAGGCATAAAAGCATGTATGCTGTCGGTATCAATATAAACAAAGTTATGTTTCACGTCACCCTTGCATACTTCTCTTATTTTACTTAATATATAACAACGCGCATAACTTGTTATCAATGCACCTAATGCAACGTTCATACTTGATGCCATGCTTATTTCAACTTCATCAATTACAAAGTGAATTGCACCGGTTTCTTCATTTAATTCATAATGGCCTATGTTACGTTCAACACGTTCCGCTAATTTACCATAACTACTATTTAAAATAAGTTTTGACACTTTTTCCAAAACAACATTTTTGTTTTGCTTTGCTTCACGTTTGTTTTTATAATTTTCATTTATAAAAGGTGCATATATTCTTTTGCCACGCTTCCATAAAATAACTTCATCACAACTAAATGTAAAATCATCATACCATTGCGCCATTTCATCAATTTCGCGTTCAAACATAAGGTGTATGCCGGTTTCGTTTATTGTGTCAACAAAATCTTTTCTAAATGGGTCATACCATAAACCTAAATAATTTTTCTTAACTGTTCCATAAGCACTTTTAAGAATAAAAACCGCTTCATAATTTTCTTTATTCTTCATAGCATCATATTCACTTAATTTAATTTTAAATGGCTGTCCTTTTAAGTCATATATTTCACTCATTGAATATGGATATTCACTATTCACGTCATACCTATACATTAAACGGTCCTTAATCATCTTGCCTTTAAATAAAGGGTTAACGTATGTTATTCCACCCCTATAAAGATGATTTTTTCTAAAATATTCATCTTGTGCTTGTGTTAGTGGGTGGTCCTTTTGAAATGCTTTAATACGTGCACGTTTATCTTTTTTGTTAGGATATAAACTTCTTAATAATTCATGCTTTGCAAAACCGCCAGCGGTCATTACATTTGTTTTTGGCCCAAAAATATGCAACTCATTATTGCTTTGTTTTTCAATTGTGTCATTAAACATTTTAATGGCAAAATATAAACCCTTAACGTCATTTTCACAATAAGCAATGTCATCATCATTTATTTCTTCAATGGTAGTGTTTACCGCTTGATATTCCATTGTTAGTTTTCTTATATCATTGCCTTCATTGTCCTTAACGTTCATACCTTTTAAAATGTTTGCAAGTCCACCGGTCACTAATTTCATAAAGTCCCTGTATTCAACAGCATGTACATAGTCATGTCTATTTGAATTATGATATTTAATCCATAACTTATAAGCATAACGTGCACCCATATCATTATGCACACTTTCATAGGTCCATGCTTGACCTTTGTTATATGCTTCACCACTACCACGTTTTACATGCTCATGTGGCTTCCATTTGTCTTTACCTTTTGCTAATATTTCATAGTCAATTTGTGCAAAGTCAAATGTGCTGTTATAACACCACCCAAACATATAACCGCAACGCGCTTGATAATCTAACCATATATTAAAGTCATTTGTCATAAAGAAGCCGTTAACTTCGTCATAACATTGCCATGCCCATGTAACGTTTTCTAAATGTGCGCGCTTTTGTTCATTATTTAAGTTTTTGATTTTCTTAAATAACTTTTTAGTTTCTAAAAGTTTACCGTCAAAATATGTTTGTGTTTCGGTATCAAATGCAAAAGTGAAGGCCTTTTGTGGCCTTTTATAATCATGTCCAAAGGTTGTAATAACCCATGACTTATTATCAATTTTCACTTTTGTGTATTTCATATAATAGCGTATTGTCCAAACATTTCACCCACTTGATGATGCTTAACAAAATTGACTTCATCAATTGCATCAATAGGGTTAAAGCAATAATCATACATGTGTGTATATCCATTATGCACCCAAAACCACTGTGCTTGTTTAACACTTTTTGCAATTATGTAAACGTATTCGGTTGGTGCTAATTCGTCACACTTATACCAAAATAAATATGCTTTCATGTGTGTTTAATTCCTTTCTATGCTCTTTCACTTAATTGCTTAATGTAGTCGCATTGTCTTTTGTAATATTCTTCGCAAATCTTATTTGCATTGTGTTTTGTCTTACGTGTCTTTTGGACAACAACACCTTGAATATTATTATATAGGTTTTTCGCAAGTGCCCATGTAATGAAAAGGTCACCGGCTTCTTGTTTTGTATAAGCAATGACAACAATGCTTCTTAAAACATCAACAGGGTCACCTATTTTGCAAAACGTAACTATATAAGCATGTAATGCCTTTTTCATAAACTACCCCCTTCCACTTCTTCTAATGCTTCAACAATTTCCAATGATGATTTGAAAGCATCAACAAGGCCACGCGCATATGCGCTGTCTTGTCCTTGAAAATCTTTAATCATCTTAATGAAAAATGCTTTTAATGAATTGACTTTTTCTTGTGTCATAATATGGTCCTTTCTTGCTCAACCTTTTACAACACGGCTTGCAACGTGCTTTGGCGGTTTTAAGAAAGGTTTAAAACCTTTCTTACCATTTTGCTATACTTTCAATGGCGTAACGTGGTGTTGGATAGTAATATGTTGTTACAACATAACCGTCATCAACATGAACTTCCATACATGGCATATTATGATGAACTGTTATTTTCATATAATCACCATTGTCACCAAATGGTACAAGTGATAAATAATCACGTGTGTTAGTTTCATGGTCCACTATTACTACGTAAAGTTTTTTCATGTGTGTTTACTTCCTTTCTTGCTCAACCTTTTACAACACGGCTTGCAACGTGCTTTGGCGGTTTTAAGAAAGGACTTTTAAGTCCTTTTAATAAAGTGCTCACAGCCATTGTCATCAATGTAACTAATTGCTTGCCACTCATCAATAATGGCCCATGAAATTACTTTACCCTTTGCATCATACATTGTCACTTTGTGCTTTGCATCAAAGTAGCGCAACGTGTCACACTCAATTGTGCGGATTAAAGGTGGGTTACAATGTGAAGAAGTTAACAAAACTTTCATGTGTGTTTATGTGGCCTATTTCTAACGCGCTACCACTTGCGCCCTTCCTAATTATAGAATACACCTATGTGTATATTTGTTCAACACTTATTTTAAAATACGGTCATCACCGCATGATGCAACGTGTTGTGGCCTGTTAGTAGGGGAACATGCCACAGCGCGTTGTATCTATAACCCC